GGGCTCTGACCCGCGCGGAGGGTTCAGATCACTGAAACGACTACTGACTGTCACGCGATGTGGCGGCCAATCCAGACACCGCGCGATGCGGTCGAGGAGACGAAATGCCACGAGGTGGAGCACGAAACCGGTCCGGCCCCGCGCCGGACCCGAAATCAGGCCGCAGCGACCGCCGCGGCATCCGACTCGACGCCCTGCCCACCGAGGGATACCAGGGCGAACCGCCCGCGTACCCGCTCAAGGCCGTGCCGGTCTACGACATCTGGTTCGAGGACAAGAAGCGCGTCAAGGAGCTCGACGACGAGGCCACCGAGGCCCGTTTCGACCGCGAACAGGTCCTCTGGGCGGGTGCCTGGCGCACTCCGCAGGCCGAGGCGTGGATTCGTGAGCCGTGGCGCTGGCAGACCGTCGCGATGTACGTCCGGACGATGGCGCTGTGCGAGTCCGCCGACGCCACCGCGGCCGACAAGAACTCCCTGCACCGCTTCGCCGACCAGATCGGCATGACCCCGGCCGGACTGAAGGAGAACGGCTGGAAGATCGCCACCGACGAGGTTGGGGCGAAGCGGTCCGAGGCGCCCGCGGCCGAGCAGGATGACCCGGATGATGTGCGAGGCCGCCTGACGGTGGTCCGCGATGCCGCCGGCTGACCGCTACCGCGTCGATTTCCCGACCCTGTTCGTCGTCGCCGCCTGGATTCAGCGGCACTGCATCATCCCGGACGGCTTCCGCAGGGGTCAGTCGTTCCGGATGTACGACTGGCAGCTGTGGTGCACCCTCAACCACTACCGGATCAAGCCGGACGCGCAGCAGGACCCGGATTACCTGGCCGGCGACCCCGAGGCGATCCCGGTCCGGACCGAGGCGTTTCACTACCGCCGGTCGCAGGTCATCGCCCCGCAGAAGACCGGCAAAGGCCCATGGTCGGCCGCCTGGGTCGCCGCTGAGGGCCTCGGCCCGGTGCTGTTCTACGACTGGGCCGGCGAGAACGACGCGTACGTCTGCGCCGACAACGGCTGTGACTGCGGCTGGGTCTACCGCTACCGGCCGGGTGAGCCGATGGGTCACGCCTGGCCGACGCCGCTGATCCAGCTACTCGCCACGTCCGAGGACCAGGTGGACAACGTCTACCGGCCGTTGCAGGCGATGGCCCGCAATCCGCGGCTGCGGGACCGGATGCTGGTCCGTGAGGGCTTCATTCGACTCCGCGACGAGGGCGGTGACCCGGAGCAGAACCGCATCGACGTGGTCACCAGCTCGGCGCTGTCGCGACTGGGTAACCCGATCACGTTCTGCCTCCAGGACGAGTCGCAGCTCTACACCGACACGAACAAGCTGCGCAAGGTCGCTCAGACCATGCGTCGCGGCGCGGCGGCGATGGGTGGCCGGTCCGGCGAGACGACGAACTGTTACGACCCGTCGGAGAACTCGGTCGCCCAGAGCACTCACGAGTCGACGAAGAAGGACATCTTCAAGTTCTACGAGCCGCCGCCGGCCGACCTGAAGTACACCCGGCGCGACGAGCGGCGCCGGATCCACACGATCAACTACAAGGGCTCGCCGCACGCCGACCTGCACGGCATCAACGCCGAGGCCGAGGACCTGTACGACGAGGACCCGGCGCAGGCCGAGCGGTTCTACGGCAACCGGATCGTCTACGGCGCCGGCAGCTGGATGGACGGCACGGCCTGGGAAGCCCGTTCGTGGCTGAAGCTGCACCCCGGCGTCCCGCTGCGCGAGGTGGCGGCCGGCACGGCGATCGTCCTCGGGTTCGACGGCTCCGACGTCGATGACTGGACGGTCCTGCGAGCTCAGACCGAGGACGGCTACCAGTTCACCCCGGTCTACGGCGTCGACCGCAAGCCGTGCATCTGGAACCCGGCCGAGCACCGTGGCAAGGTCCCTCGCCTCGAGGTCGCCGCGGCGATCGAAGAGATGTTCGACCGGTTCATGGTGGCCCGGATGTACTACGACCCGCCGGACTGGAAAACCGAGGGCCAGGCGTGGGAGGCCCAGCACGGCGAGAAGGTCGTCCTGCGCTGGGAGACGTACCGCGTCACGCAGATGCACGCCGCACTGGTCCGCCAGCACAGCGACGTCACCAAGGACGCGACGACGTTCACCCACGACGGCTGTCCGGTGACGTTCACGCACGTCAAGAACGCGCGGAAGCTGGCACGGGCCGGCCAGAAGTACATCCTCGGCAAACCGTCCCAGACCCAGAAGATCGACGCCGCCATGAGCTCGACGCTCGCCGACGAGGCCGCCGGCGACGTTACCGCGGCCGGCGCGTGGCCGAAGCCGAGAGTTCGCCGCAAGGTCATCGTGATGAGCTGAAGGGAGCACCCCCGTGGCGCTGCCCGAAGACTCGGACCCGATCGCCTGGGTGAACCATCTGGCCCGGGTCCACGACAACGACCTGCCGTTCCTGCGGGAGTACGACAGCCTGTTCCAGGGCACCGCCCGGCTGAACTACATGCACCCCGACATCCTGCGGGAGGTTGAGGACCGCATTCAGTGTGTGGCGCTGGGCTGGCCGATGCTGGCGGTTGAACCCCTTGAGGAGCGCCTGGATGTGCTCGGGTTCCGGTATCCGGAGGACGATGACGTCGACCCGGATGCGGCGCCGGAGGAGCTGGCGAGCATCGCCGGGGATGCGAATCTTCAGCGGGTGTGGCAGGACAACGACCTCGACGAGGAGTCCCAGATGGGGCACCTCGACGCGCTGGTGATGAAGCGAGCCTACGTCACGGTCGGTGTGAACGAGAAGGACGCGGACACGCCGCTGGTGACGGTCGAGTCGCCGTTGGAGATGTTCGCCCTGATCGACCCGCGGACCCGGGAGGTCCGGGCGGCGCTGCGCCGCTGGGCCGACGACTACGACTTCCTGACGCAGATGCAGACGCAGCACGCGACCCTGTATCTGCCGAACTCGACGAGCTGGTTCGAGCGCGGCCCGGAGGGCTGGACGGAGCAGCGCCGCGACGAGCACAAGGTCGGCATGCCGATGGTGGCCGCACTGACGAACCGTGGGCGGCTCGCGAACCGGTACGGGCAGTCGGAACTGACTCCGTCGCTGCTGTCGCTGTCGGACGCGGCGAACAAGATTGCCACGGACATGATGGTCGCGGCTGAGTTCCACATGCTGCCGCTGCGGGCGATCTTCGGTGTCGGCCCGGAGGACTTCGAGGACGAGGCCGGGAACCGGCAGTCGAAGTTGCAGATCCTCATGGGCCGGCTGCTGGCCGTGGCCGGGTCCACGGACCCGAACGCTCAGCCGGTGACGGCGCACGAGTTCACCTCGTCGTCGCTGACGAACTTCCACGACACCCTGAACCAGCTGGCCCGGCATGCGTCCGGGCTGATCGGCGTGGACCCGTCGGTGCTGGGTATGGCCACCGGCGACAACCCGGCCAGCGCGGAGGCGCTGAAGTCGCGTGAGGTCCGGCTGATCAAGAAGTCGGAGCGCAAGCAGAAGGCTTTCGGTGGCGGCTGGGAGCGGGGAATGCGCCTGGTCCGGCGGATCCAGGACGGGGATTGGGATCCGGCCGCGAAGCGTCTCGAGGCGGTGTGGCGTGATGCCGCGACCCCGACCCGGGCGCAGGCCGCCGACGCCGCCCTGAAGCTGGTCGGCGGTGTCCCGATCATCCCGGTGCAGCAGGCACGCGAGGACCTGGGCTACACGCCGTCGAGTCAGCGCCGCATGGCCGCTCAGGACAAGCTTCTGGCCGAGCGCGACCCGCTCGGCAGGCTCAGCCAGGAATTCGGCCGGGCCATGCCCGAGCGGGTTCCGGGTGTTCCTGGCGACCCGGGCACCGTGTCGCGCGTCGAGGAGTAGGCGGTGGCGGCCGAGGTCGCCGACCGACATGCGGCGCAGCAGGTGTCCCTGGCCCGCCGGGCAGCCCTGGAACTAGCCAGGCTGTGGCGCCAGGTGGACCGCGGCCGGATCGCCGCGTCATGGGGCGCGCTGCTGCCGCTGGCGCTCACGACCCTGGGCGCCGCGCAGGCCGCAGCCGCCGCCGCCGCCGATCCATACATCGGTGAGGTAACCGACGCCCGACCGGCGGCAAGGATGCTGCCGTCCGCGTTCGCCGGGATCGCCTCCGACGGCCGCCCACTGGCGTCGCTACTGCTTCAGCCGATGCTGACGACCTTGGAGCAGATACGCCTGGGCGCTTCCCCGGCCCGAGGTATGGCTGCTGGGGCTTTCACCTTGGATCTGATCACCCGGACGCAGGTAGCCGACGCGGGCCGGGTCGCCGACGGCGTTGCGATCACCATCCGCCCGGAGGTGTCCGGCTACGTCCGGCGCATCGTCGGTAAGACGTGCTCGCGCTGTCTGATCCTCGCTGGCCGGATCTACCGCTGGAACGACGGCTTTCTCCGGCATCCTCGCTGCGACTGCCGGCACGTCCCGATCTTCGGGGGTGCCGTCCCGACCGATGTGCGGGTGAACCCGCGCGCCTACTTCGACTCCCTCGGCGGGGCCGAGCAGGACAAGTTGCTCGGCAAGGCGGGCGCTGAGGCGGTTCGCGAGGGGGCGGATCTCGCCCGGGTCGTCAATGCCCGGCGCGGCATGGTCGCCGCCGACGGACGGCTCTACACCACCGAGCTCGCCGGCCGCAGGCCACGTCTCATGCCCGAGCAAATTCTCCGCGACGCCAAGGACCGTGAGGACGCGGTCCGGCTGCTGCGGTTGCACGGATTCATCCTCTGATCGGGCGCGATGCCCGGCCGATGACGAAGGGGTCGCGATGACCCAGCCCGCTCCTGTCCCTACGCCGCCGCCGGGCGATCCGGTCCCGGCCCCGACCGACCCCGCCCCGACGACACCCCCGGCGGACCCGCCTGCCGACCAGCCGCTCGGCCCGGCCGGGCAGAAGGCCCTCGCCGCCGAGCGCGAGGCCCGTAAAGAGCTGGAGAAGAAGCTCGCCGCGCTGTCGCCGTTGCAGAAGCTCGCCGACGCGATCGGCGGAGGCCAGCAGCAGCCCGGCGGCAAGTCCGAGGTGGAGCTGCTCAAC